AATGAGCGACTTAATGAATGAGAGTAGGAAACTGAAAGATCAATTATCGGATCGGTTGGTATCAATGCGATTAAAGAGGTTGGGATTTGAGAAAGCACGGCTTGAAGGGGGGAAGAGAGGATATAAGATTGGGGAACGATTATTGGGAAAATTGAGAAAGAGATATGGAATAATAAATGAAGGACAGGAAGAATTGAAATTAGGAAAGGAAGAATTGAAATTAGGAAAGGAAAATGATTAAACTTTTAAATTAAAACTACTTGACTGAGAGATTAAATTCACTACCCTAAAAAATATTGGGATTCTAAATCCAACCAACCAATTTAGCAAAAAAAATAATTAGGTTATTTTGACACTTAAGGATAAAATCACGGAGAGCCTTATTAGTAAAGTGTTTTGTCACTTAAGAATCTAAGTGTCATGGATAATGTCATATAGCTCAAAAGCAGAATGGAAGGGTTTCTTCGCAATTCCCATGACACTTGACAGTTGAATCGGAGGGTATAGGTGCGTATGTTTATACTTTTTAAAGAAGTGACAGATGACGGAAGAGGTACTGTAACGGTAAATTAATTATTATTATTATTATTATATTATAAGGACCCCTAAATAAGTGACACCCCCCTTACCTTCCCAGATAAATGTCATAAGCGTCAAAAAAAAATAAAAATTGCGAAGATGCTTGATGATAAAAGATTTGGGCGGTTGACACTAACTATGTCACAAGGGTTTAGGGAATTGGTGTTAAGTGTCAAGAAGGGGAATGGATAAGGTTCTCTATGGTTTAGTGGAAAAAATGTTAAGTGTCAAAAATGTGAGGTTAATTTTATTTTATAGTATTTTATAGATAGTCTGTTTTCCAAAATTCAAAATAAAAATGTTTACCTTTTATGTCGATCCTTGCCAGTTCTGTATTTGTAGATTATCTTTTATAGATCCTTTATTCATCGTTATCTACAACAAAAAATATGTGGGTAACATAATAAATATTATCGGAATGTACGTCGATCGTCTAAATGCTTATGAATAAAGACTTTACAGGATCGCTCAAAATTCAAAATTTTATCATTGAGATTTATACCTCTGACAGAAATTTGCAAAAAAAATTCAAGCTCGAGAAAAATGTAGAACGTGACCTCAAAATCCAAGTCTTATTTTTCGATCCCCCCATTTTCAACAGCTTTTATCAAAGTTCTTGATTTGTCTCTAAATGTTAGTATAATATTTATAATTTGCATTCGAGGAACTCACATGCAAGACTATATATATATGTCCATAGAAGAAGTTGCTTTTTATCTCAATGTCAATAAGATGACGATTAGGAGGTATATGAGAAAAAATTCTCTTCCCTATTACCAGATAGAAAAAGGGGCTATCTTACGGTTTGATAAGAATCAAATTGACTCCTGGTATAAGAAATACCAGAAAGGTAAGTTTTAAGATGGGGGATATGACCTTGAAACTTGACATTGTCTATAATGAGGGTATTTTAAAAAAATTAAAAAAAGGCAAGATAATCATCTCGGGTCTAATTAAATTTCTCAAAGTTCAAAAACTAAACCCAATTTTCTCAGTTTCTCCAAAAAATTTTGTTTTCTTTTTCCCGTTCCAGGAAATTTTTATATAGAAAAAAATAAGATATGTTTTTTAAATGCCAATTTTTCCTGATATATTATAATAAATTTTAAGTCTAAGTCCACATGCGACGTTTCTGGAACGTTGGGTAAGTGCCTAAGGGGGGGCTGGTCTACTCCAGATAAGTAGAAGCGATGGTGGTGCAGGGTGGGGAATCCTGTCATGTGGCAGTAATAAGTGGCGGTAATAACTTTGAATTATATAAGTTCGAATTAACTTAAAAATGTGGAAGCAATGGATAAAAAAGCAGAACGACCAAAATATTCTAAAAAGCAAAAAGAAAGATTACTTGAAGAAATGGCTCCTATAAATCCACTGAAACCTAAAAAAAAACATTTCAAACCAAAAAAATTTAGAGAAGAACATCTACCTGATATGGGAAAGGCATCTAATCAGAATAACCAATTTAAGAAAAAATCACCTCGGTCCAGACATCATTACCCAAGACCACAAAAATCTTCTATAATTGATAAAGAATCTCTTTATTCGCAATTTATGTCAAAAGATCAACAAGCTCGATTTATGAAGATATTAAATTCTCCTGAGCTTTTCGAGCTAGATACTGAAATAGCAAGACTCAAAACTCTCGCCTCTTCTCTTGATACCTCTAACCTTTCAGAGAAAAATGTAAAATTATTGCTTTCCACCCACGATTTAGTTGCTCGTCTAATATCTACCAGGCAAAAAATTCATAGTGAAAACAAACAAGGGATTAATGTTAAAAATATAAATATTATTGTTAAAAGAATAATACAAATAATAGAGAAGAGAGTTATCAATCCTTCAGTGAGACAAGAAATAGCCAGGGATTTTAAAAACTTGAAGATAGATTTTTAGAAGAATACAAAATTTTGCGGGGAAAAAGATGGCAAAAAAAATAAAAATATCTATTCGCATGGGTGAACAATATCCTAATTATAGAGTGGAAGAAGACTGGGGCCATTATGATTTTAATGTTGAGGTTGAAATCTTAGAGAAAGATTATCTTGAGATCAAACAAGGATTAGAGATGGGGGCACACGCCTGGTGTATGCTGCGAGAAATTTATAAGGAAAAAATGGGGGACGACGAATTTTAAGAACAGAAAAATTAAGTTAAAAAGGAGAAAATTAATGGTTATTTGTCTGATAAAAGATGAGAGAGTGAGACATAGTGATGGATTCCCAGTTTATTATCTATCAACTTCTCCATTCGGAGCACCAGGCAAATTTTTATCAGAAGTAAAAATAGTAGAAAAATTTAAACTAAATTTCAAAGAGGGGGACAGAAAATTTTTTGAAGAATTAATAAATTGGGGTGTTTTAGGAGTTGGTACTCCAAGTAGAAAAGAAAAACTTATTAAACGAGAAAAATTAGAGGAAAATCAATAATGTCAACATTTGATGAAGTAGAATTTAGGAAAGCTCAAGAAGGAATGGCGAGAGTAGTAAAGGCTGGAGGATTAAATGCAATAGCTAAAGCAAACTGGGATCTTTTTGTATCTTTTAGAAAAGTTGGTTTTCTCAGAAAAGAAGCTTTTGAACTTTTAAAAATAATGATAGGAAAAACAAACTTGTCTTCTTTTTGACTTTTTTATTTTTGATAGGAGGGAAAATGGATATTGATATTATCCATAACGAGGATTGCATTGGGGAAAAAGGTATGTGTATCATTCCCGATAAGTGCATTGATATGATCCTTTGTGATCTTCCTTATGGAACTACCGCATGTTCTTGGGATACCATTATTCCTTTTGAGCCACTCTGGAAGCAATATAAAAGAATTATTAGGGATGGTGGGGCTATTGCGTTGACGGCTTCGCAACCCTTTACAAGCAAGTTGGTGATGAGCAATTTGAAAATGTTTAAGTATGAATGGATATGGGAAAAAGAAAAGGGAGGTAATTTTGCTAATTGTAAATATCAACCAATGAAAATACACGAAAATATAATCGTATTTGGTAGGAAAAAATTAAATTTTTTTCCTATTATGGAAAAACGACCAGAAAAGAATAGAAGAAAAAATAAACCACGTATAGCTAAAAGCAATATTACAGGAACTAAATGGTTCAAAGAAAAAAGTTTTGGTGATAGACCAATTAAATATCCCACATCCATTAAATTTTATAATACTGTTAGAAAAGATTTTTTTCATCCCACTCAAAAGCCAGTAGCCTTATTCAGATATCTAATAAAAACTTATACTAATGAAGGAAATATAGTCTTGGATAATTGCATTGGTTCAGGTACAACCGCGGTTGCCTGCAAGCAATTAGGTAGGCACTATATCGGCTTTGAGATAAGCGAGAAATATTGTGAGATAGCTAAAAAACGCTTATCTCAGATCCAATTAGATTTGTTATAATTAACTTTTTTGACATAAGTTATTTTTTAACTAAAGTGTTTAGTATAACTTAAAATTTTCCTTGAAAGAAAAACATATGAAAACCATCTCTCCCAGAAGTGTCCTTAAGAATATCGGTGATGAGCTATTAATCAATATTACAGAAGAGGAAAGATCTGAAAATATTTTTAAGTGGCTAAAAGGTGTAGTGAATGAAAAGCGTGAGCCGATTGAATTCATAAATCATAGTTTTTTGAAACAACCATATAGAGATTGGACTCCAGAGCAAGTATATAAAAAAGGAGCGCAAGTTGGAATAACAACTATGGCTTTGCTCAAAACTATTTTCTTTGCTAAAAAGAATAAAATTGATATTATTGCAATTTTTCCCTCGGCTACGGATGTAAGAAAATTTTGTCAGGGGAGATTTGATGCTATTGTACAACGCAATCCTATATTGAGAAAATATCTTGGAGGATTAAATTCTACTGAGTTGAAGGAGATCGTTGATTCCAGAATTTATTTTCAAGGTTCCTGGACTGAAAGGGCAGCCCTCTCTGTGCCTGCAGATTTGCTTTACATAGATGAACTTGATAGGTGCAGAGCTGATGTTCTTGAAATGTATAAGGATAGACTATCAGCCAGTAAATATAAATGGGAATGGCTTCTTTCCACTCCTACAGTTCCAAAATTTGGTATAGATGCTCTATATGAGGAATCAAACCAATTTCATTGGATGGTAAGGTGCAAACATTGCAATCATTATCAAACAATTAAATTTGAAACTATAAAACCTTTAGCTATTAACAAAGCTGATCTTAATCTTAAAGATAAAGCTGACCAGGTTAGCCAAATCAACCGAATTAACCAAAAATCTAAGCCTAAATTTCATTTTGCCTGTGAGAAATGTGGGAAAACTCTTAACCGGCAAAAAGGGGAATGGGTAGCAAAATTTCCTGAAATTCCAGTCCATGGATATTTTATTTCTCAGTTAATTGCGCCATGGATATCTGCTGATGAGATTATGGATAAAAAAAGGAATACTAGATTAACAAAGAACTTTTGGAATTTAACATTAGGGCTTGCTCGTTCGATTGGCTCTGGAGTGTTAACTCGTGATGTAATGCTAAAATGCCGGAGAAATTATTCTATGGCTGGTGGAGGTCAAAATTTTTATATGGGAATAGATAATTCTGATTTTAAACATGTCGTGATCGCGAAAAGAGATAATGAGATAAGGAAAATTTTCTATATTGAAAAAACTGAATCGACGGAAAGAGTATTTGAGCTGATCAAGATGTTTGGTGCTAGACAAGTTTTTATAGACGCATTGCCCAATAAAAATTTTGCTCAAAAATTGGTAAAAAAATTCCCTGGAATAGTAAAGATGATCTACTTTGGACGTTTCCCTGAACTAGGAAAAAAGGGAAAAGATCATTCTTCTATAATTCTCAATAGGAGTGAATGCTTAGATATAACAGGGGATGCATGGGTGGAAGGTAAATGTACTTTGCCATGGAGGTTAGATGAAAATCTTGAGGAGTTCATCAGTGAAATGGGTAATATGGAAAGAGAAGAGAGACGTGATAGATATGGGAATATTCAACGGCGGTGGTTTGAAATTGCTGCGAATCATTATCGTATGGCTGATCTCTACTGTTATTTCGCTGAGTTTTATGATGAACATGGTAATTTTAACACTTTATCAGGGGGAGATTATGAACCAGTTTCTGCTAGCACTGAATCGGAATGGACAGATGAGGCTAATTTTTTATTTGTAGATTTATTTTAATTGATTTTTTAAAAATAAAATTGGAGGTTTTACTATGACTAAAGAAGAATTAGTAGAGAAGAATAGCAAGCTGAAAGACAAAATTATTGAATTGCAAGAGGAGATTATAATACTGAGGAATAAACTTTACCGGGAACAATCTGTTCCTACTATACCTGACCTTGGTATTTCTGGTTATAATCCATTCATATAATCCTTATGCTCCTATAACTTATGAGGAAAATGGGACGAAAATTATCGAAAATAATTTGGAATATCACTTAAGTTGAGTTTTTCAAATGATTACAAGATTATGTATTAAAAATCCAATGTTGGGTAAGATAAAGGGAGTTTGCTCTGCATGTGGGCAGAATACCGAAAATGGTTTCCCTTTCCCTTTCTCTGAAAATTTTACAGGCTTTTCCTATTTGTTCCATGGAAATTGTTTTTGTCCTTATTGCTATGGTTTTTTCAAGGATCCCCGATTTAGAAAAAGGTCATGGCTTGCCACAGAGAAGGAAGTTAAATTTTTGAAGCGATTAGATTGTAGACTTAATCTTCTGGATCTTCCTGAACCCCCCTTTGCTTTTTACATTACAAAAGCATATCATCGACAAGGCTGGCTTTCTGGACTGCGATGTGAAAATTTCTCTCGTGAGAAATTTTATCTTCTAACTGATTTTGTAGGAACAATTTTGATAGAGAGCAAAGATATTTTTCAAATGTATGAGATAATTGAATTCTTGAGAGGAAAAAAGATTAGTAAAACTAAACTTTTGACCGGGGGATTTTCTATTTTCGATTTTCGAAGAGCAATAAATGAAGGATGGCAGGATTTTATAGAAAAAGCGAAGGCTCAGGTTAAAAAACCTTTATGGGAAGTGATGATTTATGTATCAGAATAAATTAAAATGGAAAATACCAAAAATAAAGAGGAGATAATCTATGCTACAAATTGAACAGGAGGATTTATTAGTTAATTTTTTGGCGTATATATATAAACGAGTGCCCTGGGGAAAAATGAGAACTTCTAAAAATCCTTATGATATTTTCAACCACCGAGTCCGTTCAGCAGCGAGAAGAGGAACTCTTTATCAATTTTCGTCTAAGCTATGCAACTATTTTGGATTACAAACATTGCCATTCCAAGCTCAAAAACTTCTTGATGAGATGAGACCATTTGAAACTGAAGTCTTAAATACTTTATCCACAGAACATATTCCGTTTTGTGTGAGAGGCATTATGAAGGCAAAGCAAATGAGGGAAGAAGAAAAATTAAAAAAACAGAAATTAAAAAAAGAAAAGGAGCAAAATAATGATTGAAAAATATGAAGGTTGGATTCTTGCTAAATCAACGATTCATCATGGCGGAAATGAAAAAACGGGATCTACTCCAGTTTTAAGAACCATTTTTCTATATGTAGAGGGAAGAGGAGAAATTCCTTTTCCTTATATCAATGGAAATTCCATCAGAGGAAAACTCAGAAGATTATTAATGAGAGATTTTTTTGAAAAAATAAATTTTAGCCCAGAAAATTTAGATACCAAAGTTTATCATACTTTCTTTACAGGTGGAGCACTTGAGGCAACTGAAGGGACTTATGCTATTGTTGATTTACCGTTGAGAAGAAAGATTAGAAACTTATTCATTCCTTTGGGATTATTGGGTTGTGCAATTGGAAATCAAATGATACCTGGCAAACTAAAAGTTGGTCATGCCTTTCCTATCTGTGAAGAGTATTCTAAATTTTTACCGGAAACATTCCATGATGAAAGAATTAAAATGCCGGTTAGAATTTTTACAGATGAAACATTTAATACTCGCAGAGATGATCTCCATGCCGTTAGAGAAGAGGATGAGCAAGCGGTCCAAATGAGAATTGACTTTGAATGTTTTATTCCCGGGACAAAATTTTATCATTGGTTTTTATTGGAATATCCTACTTCATTGGAACGCTCTTGCTTTGGTAGATTCATGGAAATTTTTAAAGAATATCCTTTTTTAGGTGGGAAGAGTGGGATAGGGAATGGAGAGGTAATTCTTTCTTATGCTCCAGAATTACCTTCAAGCAAAGAATATCTAGACTTTATAGAAATGAAGAAAGATGAGATCCACGAATTGGTAGCGGAGATTTCTAAAGATTTAAATAAACCGAAAAAGACGAAAATACAGAAAAAATCAAAAGTGGAAGAAAAATGAGAATAGAAGATGAGCTAAATTATTTTCTGGATAAATTTCTTTTGGGTATCGTGGAAAGAAGGAAAAAAATGAATTATGAACCTTTAAAAATTACTTTTAATCTCTCCTCGCCCATCTCATTGACCCATCCCTGGATGCATTTTGATGGTTTGGTAGCTCATTTACTTACTATTGATGCATTGGGAGATTATTTTTATCTTTTACCGAATAAATTTCCTTTTTCTAGGATGCTAAAAGGTATCAGATTACCTCCTTTCCCTATAAAAGATAATCAAGGACTTTATCATTGTTCAGTTTCAATTTTTGATTCAGATAGGAAAGCATTGGAAATTTTATACAAAAGATTTGAGGATAGATGGGCTGGGGGAAAAAGGAAAATTTATAAAGGTTCAGGATTTTTCAAGGATTATATGATTCAACATATTTACATTCCCACAAGAACTGTTATTTTTTATATGTTAGCTGATTATGAGCTTATAGGTAGGCTATGCTCCCTGGTTAATGGTTTGGGAGATAACACCAGAGTTGGCTGGGGAGCAGTTAGAAACTTTAAAATAGAGAGACAGAGGGAGGATTGGAGTTTGGTTTATGATGGGATTGCCATGAGACCTATTCCGGAAAAGTTTTTAAAATCAGCATCCGAATTTGTAAATGTGGCATGGAGACCTCCTTATTGGGCGCCAGAGAGTATTGCGAAATGTGCTATTCCGGGGGCAAAAGTGGAACTAAAATAAAAGAGATAAAGTTTTATTTTAAGGGATTATTTTATATGTAAAGAAGTTCCTAATTCAGAATATTCAAAAGCATGGGAAGAGGGGAATAATGAAAAAAAAGTATGGCAGTTCTTGGGAAAAATATTCGATAAAACCAGGGGAAATTTGGAAGGAAGAAAAAACAGATTCTTATATATTAGTTAGTGATATAAGAAATGATATTCCTGATATATTTAAACAGGTGGATATGATATACTGTGATCCTCCCTGGTCTAAAGGCAACGCAAATTTTTTTATAACCAAGGCAGAATTGAATTCATATATAAAAGATTTTTCCGAATTTTATGGGAAATTATTTGATAGAATTAAACAAATCGATTGTTTTTCATGTTATCTTGAGATAGGGAGACAAAATAAAGATTTATTTTTGAGAGAGTTATCAAAAATATATCCTTGCGTTGATTATTGGAATGTCACTTATTATAAAAAAAATCCTTGTTTTCTATTGCGGGGAGGACATGAATATTGTAATTATGATTATTCAGGGTTAGATGAAGAATATACTCCAGCCATTGCTATTAATGAAGAAAATTCTCAAAGAATACTTGATTTATGTATAGGTCGTGGTCTTGTTGGCATTGCGGCTTTCAGGGAGGGGAAAACATTTTTGGGGATAGATATAAATAAACGTAAACTTGCAGTTTTAATTGAGAGGATTACCAAATTAGGAGGGAGATTTAAAAAATATAATATTTAGTAAAAATATAAGAATCTTACCCTGAGTATTAAAGGCAAGACTGTTTGTATCTAGTATTCCTGACTTATATAGATTAATGGTGGGATTTATTATGATAAAAAAATGGAAAGATACTTTTTTAACATATAGCAAGATGATAGATTTCAAGAAAAGAGTTGAAGAGTCAAAATTTATTGTTAAAAATGTATTTAATACTTACAGCACTCCTTACATTGCATTTTCAGGGGGCAAGGATTCTACCTGTATGACTCATTTAGTTCTACAGCAAAATTCTAATATCATGGTTTTACATTGGGATTATGGTGGATATTACATTCCCCGAAAAATGGAAAATAAAATTTTGAAGAATGCCAAAAAACTTGGGGTTAAAAATTTGAGAATTGAAACTTCCTCAAAATATGGTATATTAAAAAGGAAAGCGATTAATGTTCTTGGGAGGGATTTGATAAGAGGATTGCTTCCTCAACTTTTTAGGGAAGGTTATGATGCTTCTTTTATTGGTTTACGTTCGGAGGAAAGTCCAAAGAGAAAGCGAAGAATTAAGGCAGATAGGTCATTATCAAAAATTAAAGAAATTTTCCCTATAGCAAGTTGGACTTGGATGGATATTTGGGCATATATAATAAAATATGATTTACCATATCTTTCCCATTATGATTTATATGGCCCGGTGGTAGGTTGGGATAGAGTGAGGCTTACTACATTTTTTGATTCTGAATTCGATAAGCTCGGCTGCTCAAATGTAGATGGAATCTTGATGTGGAAATTTAAAAATAAAGAATTCTCAATGAAAAAATAAAGAATATTCGAGAATAATAGTAAAGAATATCCAACATAATAAAAATAAAGGTAGGTGATATAAATGTCAATTATTACGCGGATGCTGGGTATGGATAAAAAAATTCAGAGCCTTGGGGAAAGCCATAAGAAAGAGCTTGATAGGATTGAGACTTCTCATATTTCTGAGATTCAGGATTTAAGAGAATCTCTTAAATCGGATTTGGCAGATGAAGTTTCAGGATGGTCTAAACTTGGAGGGGCAGGGCATGAGCTTGAAGAGTATGATAGAAAAACTTTATTAAAACAGGCCTGGAATGCATTTTGTAAAGATCCTCTCTCTAGGGCTAATATAAAATATACTACTATATTTGTTTTCGGCAAGGGAATTGAATATGAAATTGATGAACCAGAAGCTAAAGCTTATATTGATGCTTTCTATAATTATCATGGGATAGATCAGCTTCAAAAAAAAATTTCCAATGAATTGCAAATATTCGGTGAGCTTTTTCTCTATATTCCTGAATCGAAAATGGTTACTACCACTAAAATTGAGGAATCAAAGGAGTATCTTCATGGTGGTGTGATACGAGAAGCAAGCAAAGACAATACGTGGGAAACTCCTGAAACTTTTGATTTTATCCCCATAGATCCTCTTGAGATTACTGATATAGAGACCGATCCATATGATATTAGAAAGGTGATAAAATATAAAAGAGTTTATTCTACTACTACCGGCATGCAGGTTACAGATTGGATTCCTGGTGGTGAAATACAACATATAATGATAAATAATGCTACTAATTCTTTACGTGGGCGATCTGACTTAGAAAGTATAGTTTCTTGGATATATCGCTATAATGATTTCCTGAAAAATCGATGTTTATTAAATAAAATAAAGCAAGCAATATTTTTTGAATGTATTGTTGATGGAAATGCTGCCGATGTTGCTGCTCAGAAAGCTCTTTATCCTCACGGTCCAAAATTTGGGACGGCTCTCTTCCACAATAAAGCGATTGAATGGAAAGTAGTAGAACCAAAAATTGATGCTAGAACCGCTGAGGCTGATGCTAGAATGTTGCGACAACAAATAGCGGTAGGTGCTATGCTTCCTGAATATATGCTTTCCGAAGGGAGAGGAACTACATATTCTACTGGAAGAGTTCAAGAACCAGCAGTGATGCAGAAGTTTGTAGATATGCAAGATCTATGGGAAGCAGAATTTTTAATATTGTTTAAACATGTCATTTCTTTGGGAATAAAGTATAGGCAACTTCCGGCTGAATATGAAGTAAAAACTAAAGAAGGAACAAAAAAACGAAAAATGATAGATGTACCCATCAGGCTTATCTTTCCAAAACTTACAAAGGATGATATGCTTGAGAAAGCCAAGGCAATGACCTTGCTGAAAGATTTGGGCTTGAGTGATGAATCAATTTTAAAGGTAGGGGGTTTTGACTGGAAAACTGAGGAAAGGTTAAAGAAACGAGAAGAGGAAAAGGAAACCCAGGAAACATTTGAAGGAAGAAAGTTTAAAGAAGACTATATAGAAAAGCAAATGCTTAAAAATATCTTCTGGAAAAAAGTTAGAGGAGAAGAGTTAAGTAAAACAGAAGAAAACTTCTATAAAAGTGGAATGGAGAAAATAGAATCTGAAGAAAGAGAAAAATATGGAAGATAAAGATAAAGATAAAGATAATGTCTAATTCAATAGAAAATTTAAAATTTGGTGATCAGGTTGCACGAGATATTGAGACCATTTTATTCGAATCCCCTGATAAAAATGTTGCTGAATTGATCAGTAAAAATACTCAGCGATCCATCCAGAACTTTGGGAAATATACAGAAGAAAGTTTAAAAGATTTACGAAAAATCTATACTGATGCTGGTAATGAGATCCAACATATTGTTGTAGATAGGGGAATTAGACGTGGTAAAGGGATGCCAATCTCTGTTGATGAAACTGTAAGATTGGGATTGATAAAAAAGGATATAGAGCATCAAATATCTATTGTAGATGGTAAACTCAATAATTTTGTTCCCGGCGCAGTGAGAGAAGCGGGAAGTAAGGGTGAGCTAATGGGAGCAGGTGAGCTTGAAACTCTTACGAAAGAGATCCCTCGCATTGGCTTTCCCAATTTTACTATGATAAATAAAGAGGCAGTTGAATTTAGCGCCAATTATGCTCTTGAAACTTCCATTGATTATGGCCATGAGGCACTTGGCGCTATAAAAAGAAGACTTGATCTGGCAGTGGTAGAGGGTAAGGCATGGGGCCCGGTTAGTAGAGAGGTAAGAAAAATTATAATTGAGAGATCTGGTCAGCCATTGACAGGAGCTCATTTTAAAGCGAATAGAATAGTGAGGACAGAGTTAGCCAGAAGCTTTAGTTCTGGACATAGTGCCTATGGTAGGGCCTGTTCCTTTGTGATAGGGGAAACTTGGCATGTAACAGGTGGAAATGTTTGTTCTGAATGTTTAGCATTGGATGGTAAAGAGTATGTTTACTCTAAAAAAGAGAGTCCGCCTGGTCCACCTTTACATCCGCATTGCTATACATGGGATACTGAAGTTTATACTGATAAAGGCTGGAAGCTATTTAGAAAATTAACTCTTAAAGAAAAAGTTTATTCCATTGACCCCAATTCTTTAAAAAGGGAATATCTTCCTATTATAAATTTTGTCCGCTATAAGTTTAAGGGGAAGATGATCCATTTTAATTCTAGATGGATAGATTTATCGGTGACCCCGGATCATAGAATGATATACTTTAATAAGGGAGTCCAAGATGATATGGATGCAAATTCATTCTCACCAGTTAAAGGCTATCTGTTTGTCGGAAAAAATGGAACTGTTCGCAATGATTTTAAAAAAACAAGAGCTTTTTATAATGGCTATGTCTATGATATAGAGGTACCGAAATGGCATATAATCCTGGTAAGAAGGGGTATAAGAAAAAGTGATAGAGGGGTCTGGAGCTCGAACTGCAGATGCTATACTGAATATACTTACAGCAAGAATTTATTCACTAAAGAGGAAATTGAGAGATTAAAGCCGGAGGAGGCGGAAATCCCTGGTCTACCAGAACTTAAAATTCCTGCGAGAAATGTTACTTATTTTAAACAAGAAATGAAAAAAATGAATACGATGCTGGATCAAAAAAGTGTAAAGGAAACAGCTATCGAAACTAAGGATAAGATAGTTAAAAATCTTGTAAGAGAATTGCAGAAAAATAAAGATTTTAATGAATTAGTTCTAAGAGATAATTTTAGTTACTTTGTAGGAAAATTTGATACTCTTCCTTCTTTTTCTAAAGAACAGAGGATTGGCTGGCAAGCGATTAGGAGTTATTCTGATTATGAAAAATTTTTAAAAAGATATTCTGGTCTACAAAAAATAGTAAAACGTGAATTTTTTCAGGCACAATATGATAAAATCGATGGTTGGATCGGCTCTTGGGCAGTTAGTAGTGGAGATGAGCATCCGGAAGCTATAGCCCTCCAAATCGCGGTTCAAGATGAATTTGGAATTAAAAAAGCTTTGGGTCATATTTCGAAAGAGACTATCAAAATAGCAAGAAATAATCATTATATTGGTGTTGAGGCCAAAGCAATGCGGGCATTTGTAAGAGTACAATATAATATAACTCAAGAATTTTTCAAAAGGAAAGGAATAAAAAGTTTTATTTCTTATAGAGGAATGTCTCTCAATAAAAAGCAAATGGAAGAGATAGGATTATTGGGTAAACGTACAGTCCAAAAAGCTAGTTTTGGGATGCAACCAGTTTCATCTTTTTCTACAGATATAAGCACAGCTAATGATTTTACTAAATATAGTAAAGAAGGGTACAGTATTATTATGCAGTCTGAAATTCCTACAAGTAGAATTCTCTCAACTGCTCAAACTGGATGGGGATGTAAGCAAGAAACTGAAATTGTAGTTTTGGGGAAGATAGGGAAAGGACAATTCTATTCTGCTATGAAAAGGACTCCATTGGAAGAATTACTGGACCCTATGTGGTTATCATGGGATGATATTTTTAAAATGTTTGCAGGAAGTAAATAAATGTTTAACATTGATGCTGATTTAGACAATGCTGATTGGACAAAGCAAGGGTGGGATTTGCCTCCCTATAAATCCAAAGCCTTTATGGAACAATTAAAATTTATGGGTATGGCTTTAGCTGATTTTAAGAAATTGCCTGTGTATAAATATGCTAAGGCACAGGGGAAAATAAAAGAATAATTCTTAATAATTGAAGATATCTAAGGGATAGCTCTAAAGAATCAGGGGGGATAGCTCTAAAGAATCAGGGGGGATAGCTCTAAAGAATCAGGGGGG